ATACGAGACGGTGGAACTCCGTCTTTGCATCTGTATCTTCTGGATACCAGTGCTTAACGATGACGTCCTTACCCGGGAAGTCATCCGCGGTTACAAGCCTTTCGCCCCTGATGACGTAGTCGTCGGCATAAGACGCCAGGGTTACGGAAGTTGTGGTGCCGTTGATGAAGCCGCCGGCAGCGTTCTTGGCATAGCCACCCGTAGCAACAGCGACTTTGCCGTTGAAAGGCGTATCAAGCTCAACCAGCTTGCCGTCGATCTTCTCGAAGAAATAAAAGCGCATGGGTCAGTACCTCCTGTGTTCACGCATACACATACACATAATGTGTAACACTGTCAACACAGAAATACACGAGAAATACAAAATAGTTGGGAGGGGTTAAAGACGCTCTATGGCGCCCGTGACGATCGCTAAGATCCTGGTGTCCCTATCGCCAACATCGGCATCCCCGTCATAAAATTCAACAGGCTGGTAATTCCGGTCTGAACTCTCCGGCTCGAGCCACAACCGGTCTTCGGCGTCGCGCGCCAGCCGCTTACAGGTTGCCTCATATAAAGAGGTCGCAAAGTCCCGGCGCTCGACGATGACGTAGCGGTCAACCGGCAAGTTATCGTGCAATGGGTTAAACGGCAGGCAGATTAAAAGCGTCCCCTCGGCGAAACGCAGATTCATCGAATCGCCTTTAACCTCTAACACAAAACTACCCTCTATATCCGCCGCAACCGGTACGTCGAAACGATCATCGTGCGGCCACTCGGTCGCTTCCCGCCAATCCCCCGCCTGCACATAACCGATTACCGGGAGGACACGCGTCGCCTTTCCCACGCCTGCCGGCGCATGCGCCGTGTCAGCAAGAAGCTCTGGGTCCGGTTCGAGGATATCGACAGGGCGGCAGCCAAGCGCGCGTGCGATCTTCTTGGCCGACTTTACCGTAAGGGGTTTCATCTGCGCTTCAACCTGCGCCAACAAACTCTTGCTGACACCGGCACGCTGCGCCAGTTCCCCCTGGGTCAGGCGCACCTTGCGACGCATTTGAGCGATGCGTGTTTTCATCTTTCTATTATAAACAATATGTTAATCCTACACAAACGGGTTGAATATTTATGTATTGACGAATACACTTTATGTGTATAATAAAAGCCCATGGAAACAGCAGCCCGCATCGTGACTTTGTTCGGCGGGGTGACCAAATTGGCCGCCGCCATCGACGCCACCCCGCAACGGGTCGCCAACTGGCGGGCCCGCAGATCAATCCCTAAAAACCAGATCCCAGCAATTTTAGGCGCCGCCAAAAAGAGCGGCCTCAAGCTGGACTACGCCGACTTCTTCGAGGACCCCACCTGATGCCCCCGTATCAAAACAGCATCATCTGCCTCGGCGTCGACCCAGGCCTGTCGGGCGCCGTCGCGCTCCTCGGCCACGGCTATCTGGCGGTCGCCGACATGCCGGTCATGGGCACCGGGCGCCAGAAGCTGGTCAACGGCGCCGAATTGGCGCTCAGGCTCAGGGGCTGGAACCCGGACGTCGCTGTCGTCGAGAAGGTGTCCGCGTGGCCCGGCCAAGGGGTCAGCTCAATGTTCAAATTCGGGCGCTGCCTGGGCGTCGTTGAAGGGATCCTCCACGGCCTCACCTGCCCGACCGAATACGTCGCCGCCTCGGTCTGGAAGCGCCACTTTAATCTACCAAAGGATAAAGAGAGCTCGAGAATGAAGGCGCTCCAACTCTTCCCCGGCCTGGCCCAAGACTTGGCCAGGAAGAAAGACGAAAACAAAGCCGAGGCACTTTTAATCGCACACTGGTTTTTGACCCACAGGGACACAACAAATGACAACCGTTCAAATATCGAAACCTAACCCCACCCGTAGTGCCGAGGACATCCTACGCTCGGCCCTGGATATCCTGTTGGAACGCGGCCGCGTCTACGGCCCGGCTGGGATCCACTACGAGGATCTAGCCAAACTGAAAGGCGCCTATTTTTATAGAGAGCCCACCGCCAGGGACATGGCCCTCGAGAACGTGCTCGAGAAGCTCGACCGGCTGCGCCGCTGCGACGCCAACGACCCTGCATTCAAGGACTCAATAATCGACGCGATCAATTACCTGGCGATCGCCTGGGAAATAGCATGATGGAGCTTGGAGAGATTTAATGGAGAAGAAAGATAACGTTGAGCGGCTCACTCACACCGTACCAGAAGCGGGCCAAATTCTTGGTATCGGTAGAAACACCGCATACGAAGGGGCGAAATCAGGGGAAATCCCAACCATCAAAATCGGTAACCGGCTGTTGGTGCCGAAGGCCGCACTTGAACGGATGCTTGCCGGTGACCTTGGCGCCTCTCAAACGAAAGACGAGGAATGATAATGGCGCCTAAGAACGGCTTCGAGATACACGGCCTGAAACACTCATCGGTCAGCCAGATCAACAAGTGGATCGAGGCGCCGGACGCCTGGGTCGCACATTATTTATTCGGCCGCCGCGGCTCGGGGTCATCCGCCATGTGGCGTGGGATTTTCACGGAGCAGGCCCTTGTCGGCGTGCTCGCCCACGGCCAGGACATCGATGACGCCGTGGCCCGGGCGGAATCAGATTTTGACGACAAAATCATGTTCGACGACGACGGCCGGGCCAATAAGGAACGAAGCAATATCCGGCCCATGACCGAGCTCGCTATTTCGAAGCTCGAGCACCTCGGCAAGCCGGATTTCCCCGAAGGGCATGACCAGCACAAGGTCAAAATGACGTGTAGGGGTGAGGGCTGGTCGCTGCCATTCATCGGCTACATCGATCTGAAATATCCTAAGCATAACCGCATCGTCGACCTCAAGACGACGCTACGCATGCCGTCCGTTATGTCCTTCGCCCACCGCCGGCAGCGCGGGTTCTATGAGAAGGCCAACGACGGCTACCACGTCTATTTCCTGTACGTCACGCCGAAGAAAGCCGAATTCAAGGACCATGGAAATCCCGACGAGATCATGCAGGAAATCAAGTTCCACCTGAACCGCCAGGAGAAATTCTTACGCGCCGGCACCAAGGACCAGCTCAAGGACATGGTTCCCGTCAATCCCGACAGCTTCTATTGGAGAGGCGACGAAGCCACCAGGATGGAGCTCTATGGGATATGAGGCGGTGCCTGAAAAATACCCGAAGGACTGAGGTTGAACAACTCGAACGGCGCTTAGTAAGAGTCAAGGACAGCGCCGGCACCGCTTTTAAGATGATGGCTAATTTTCCGGGGACCGACAAACAGATGCGCGCATACGCGACCAGGCTGTCCATAGCCGCGATTGACGATAGGGATTTGGAGCTCGTCCGCAGAATGACGCACAGCGACTTAGGTTACGACATCACCGGACATTGTGAAATATGTTCGATCAATTTGACTAATCCAGACGGCCGACCCAATGAGAAGGCCATGCCGTGCAACTTACCAGACTGTCCATATGAATGAAAAGAATTTGGATGAACGAGCCCGAGAGGATCGTTGGCCCAAGTTGGAAGGCCCCGCCAAAGGCCCGGTAAACGAAACGCAGGCTGTGTGCCTGACATCCAAAATAGTTCCCGTAGTGGGAAAACTGGCCGAAGGCCAACAACACAGAGGAGACTAGACGATGTATGACTTTGATGAAGGCGCCTCCGGCGCAGCGGGGCCGTTCCTGAATTGGCACGCCCGCGAGACGACCGACGGCGAGATTTCCGGAAGGACGTTCTCTCTCAGGGATGCCGACGGCAATCGCGAAGACGTCACGCCCAAGTTCAAAAAGGGTGTGGCATTCGACCTATCTACACTCAGGACGGGCTGGTGCTACTCGAACGGATCCCCGGGCGTCGCGCCCGAGTGGCAGTGGAACGACAGCCCCGCCAGATTCTCGCCCCAGCCGGCCGACGTCGGCGGCGATAAGTGGAAAAAGGGCTTCGATGTCCGTATCGCCATCGACAAGGAAACGGCCGCGACGTGGTCACAGGCCGGCGCCGGCGCATGGACGGGGCTGGTCCAGCTTATGAAAGCGGTCAAGGCCGACGACAATTACGACGAAAATAAGGCCGCGATCGTCATCTTCAAGGGCGGCGAGGAGCTGAAATACAAGAAGGGCTCGACCGTTGTGCCAACCCTTGAGCTTAAGAAGTGGGCCGACAAGCCCGAATGCCTGACGGCACCGGTCGAAGACGAGGCCGACGACGATGAGGCTGAAGGCGACGACGAATTCTAATCGTCGGGTGGGTATCTGCCCACCTGCCTGACGGTAAGGGAGGGGGTCAAACCTTTGCCCCCTCCCCCCCGTCGAGCCGCCAGAGGCACTGACCAAAGCACTTCTAAGGGCAGGACACTTCTTTATGTCACGCTACGAGAGATACGGCAAAGAATTATCAAATCTGGGATACGACATCACCCCCCTCAACGGCAAGGTGCCGATCTTAGCCGGATGGCATAAGCGCCCAGCCGCGGCCAAGGATTTTAAGCGGTATACCAAGTCCAACATAGGCATCGTATTGGGCGGGGCGTCGAACATCGTCGCCGTCGACATCGACGTCAGGCATGAGGGCGCGGCCGGCGTCATCAAGGATCTGGCGCTCAGCGAACTCGGGGCGGCACCAGAGCGGGTCGGAGCGGCGCCCAAGACGCTGCTGGTGTATCGGTGCTCGGAGCCCTTCACCAAGGTCAAGACGGGTATCTACGACATCGAAGGCATGGACGCCAACGTCGAGATCCTGGGCGATGGCCAGCAGTTCGTAGCTTCAGGCAAACACCCCGACACCAAAAAGAATTACCGCTGGCCGAAAGACAGCATCATGGATGTCGGCCCGGGCGGCCTAACCAAGGTCACACCCAGGGACCTCACCGGTTTTCTGACGATGGCGTCCAATGCCCTCGCTGAACATGGCGACATCAAAGCACGGTCCCTGTCGGGCAACAGCAAGAACAACATGCACTTCGATTTCGCCAACAGTGAGCAGCAATCAACGGCCTCCAAGATACGCGCCGCCATGGCGTACCTGCCGAACGACGATCTCCATTACGACGACTGGGTCTACACCGCGCACGCCATCAAGGGCGCGCTCGGCGATGGCGGCCGGGAACTGTTCACCATCTGGTCGAGAAGATCGAAAAAATACGACAGCAGGGAGACGGACAGGCTCTGGCACTCGATCGGCGAGGTCAAGACCATCGGCGCCGGCACCGTATTTCATATGGCCGCCCGGCATGGCTACGATCCGGCGGAGCAGGCCAGGTCCGAGATCCTGGAGAAGGCGGCAAGGCAAGAGCGGCCAGAGCAGGAAGAACAGCCGCAACAGGTGGGCCCGGAAGATACGATAGATAAGAAAGAGCAGGTGAAGCATGACACCGGTGAACCGCCGCCGCGCTTCGCCGTCACCTGGTGGAAGAATATAGAAGCGACGACAGACACGACGGATTTCGTCGAGGATACCCTGGGTGGTCAACAGATGTCTGTGGTCTACGGTGAATCAAATACCGGCAAGACCTTCTGGGTGCTCGACCTCGCCTTCCACATAGCCACCGGCCGAAACTGGAACGGCCTCGAGGTCGACAAGGGTGCTGTCATCTATTGTGCATTAGAAGGCGCCCACGGCATCACCAACAGGATCGCGGCGCTGAAGTTCCATTATCAGGGCGACCTCGATAACGGCGATGCCAATCCACCTCTCGGCGTCATCACCACCTCCATCAACCTGTTGGACCCGAAGGCCGACCTTGGCGATCTCATCACCGCTATCCAGCTCGAGCAGTCCAGGATGGGCGTACCCCTGCGCATGCTCGTTATCGACACTCTCGCGAGAGCCTTATCAGGCGGTAACGAGAACAGCCCCGACGACATGGGCGCCCTGGTCAAGAACACCGACGTCATCAGAGCCGCCACCGGCGTCCATGTCTGCCTCATCCACCACAGTGGTAAGGACCAGGCCCGCGGAGCACGCGGCCACAGCTCACTCAGGGCGGCCACCGACACCGAGATCGAGATATCCCGGCCGCCTGGGGGGGATATTTCAATGGCGCGGGTGACCAAACAACGGGAATTCGAGGGCGACCAGGAATACGCATTCGGCCTGACCGTCGTCGAGCTTGGGATAACCAGGCGCAACAAACAAAAGACGTCGTGCGTTGTTTATGAGGCCGACGTGAAAGACGCCAAGCGGGCCAAAAAAAGGCTCCCGTCAGGTAAGAATATGAAGATCGCCCTGAAAATACTGCTCAAGCTCTTGGATACGGACATCGCATATATCAGCACGGCCGAGGGTGCGCCAGGGTGTAAAGGCGTCAATATCGAGCCATGGAAACAGGCGGCATTCGAAGAGGCGCAATGGGGTTACGAAAGGCAAGCCAACCGATTTGATACGGCAAAAACAGCCCTAATTGCCGATGGCTTTGTCGGTCATAAAGGAGATTTCTTTTGGATAATTTAACCACCGTTTCCACCGTTTCCACCGTAACGGTGGAAGACGGAAAACGGTGTTTTACCACCGTTTCCACCGTTCCCCCTATAGGGAACGGTGAAACGGTGGTCACCGATCCCCGAAAACAAGGGTATTAACAATGAAGCAACGTAGACCAGATCGATTGACCAACCCAGACGCGGTCGGCTCCATCCGGGACGAAGCCATCTATGCGGCCTGCCGCTCCACCGACACCGTGGCGGTAGCCATGGAGCAGAAGTGGGGCTTCGACAGGCTGCCGACACTGGTCGAAGCCGACCTCGCCGCTAAGTTTGGCCGTGCCAAGGCCCAGTTGGATGCCGCCATCGACGACGGCGACGCTGAAATGGTGGCGCAGAAGGCGAAGGCAATGGCGCGCGGATGGCGCGCATTGGACGCTGCCGCGGACGCCGCCGGCGCCGACGTCGTGGTTGACGTCGCGTTGGGATGGCTGCGCCGGCATCCGGAGACGGGCGTTGGGTACGTTATCACAAAGGACAATGCCACGGCAGGCGCGCTTAGGGCCAACGGTGTCGGCGGCCGTATCTACACCATGGCAGAGGTCTGCCGCATCATCGAGGCCCTCGAGGAAAAATCAAATGGCGTCGTCCCGGAGGCCAAGGATATATGGGAAGCTGAGGTCATTAATGTCCGTAATGGCGGCGACACACTCGATGACAAGATTCCATTTTAAATAGACGCAGCGACTTGGGCCTTCGACTATGGGGGCCCAGCTCGGTGCGCCTATTGTGGCATCGAACTAAATAGGAGATCACTGTGAAAAATCAAGTGACAGTCGAGTTTATAACTGTATCGCCGTTAGGTGATATCTTTACCGCGTTGTCGATGTTGAATCCCGACAACCTCAACGTCAAAATCAATACCGTTGTCGGCAACGGCAATGGGGGACATCGCACCACCCGTGGGGGTAACGGTGTGAAGAGGGGTCGTCCGTTGCACTATAAGGATGATCGTATTGTTTGGAACAAGGAGGAGGGGAACATTAACATCGCCGCCAGCCTCGCCAGAATGAACACCTCGCGCGACATTTTAATGAACACCCGCACTCGCGTCGGCACTACCGAATATGCTGTAAAACAGGGTATGTTGCGGCAGGACCGGCAGTTTTAGATATTAACGACCGTCCTATGTGTTTTTACCTCATAGGGCGGTTGTTTTTATGGGAGAAGGGGGATTCGCATGAGTGTTTTAACGGCGGACGGCTTTGATGACGCTATCATCGGTATAGGGCGGCGGTGCGGTCAGCTAGATATCGTTGCCTATGATGAGAGCAAGGTGATCGCCATCCTTATGAAGCGAGAGAAAATGAGCTATGAGGATGCCATTGAATGGTATGAGTTTAATATTGTCGGTGGGTGGCACGGTGATCAAACACCGTTGTGGGTAACCGTTGGGGCTAACCCGCTGGAGCATGAGTAAGGGGGGAGTCTAAGGTACTCCCAAAGACTCCCACTCCCTCACACCAGCTCCCTTAAACTCCCAGGAGCGGGGTACGTTCGCCTTTAGGCCACTACATATTGTGGTTTGTATGATTTAAACATACTATATCTTGTGTTCTATCATCTTTATTAACCTTTTATCGGTGGGTGAGCGTGATGTTCGAGCCCCTTGTCCTGGTCGCCGCCGTCCTGGCGGCCCAGCCGGTCCCCAAAAACGAGAACAGCGGCGCGCCTCTTTCGTTTTGTCAGGTCGCCCGGCCGATCTACGTCCAGATCGAGGACTATCGATACCTGCAATCCACAGATCACGGCAAGGTCCTACTTGATG